ACAAGCTGATCCTTCCGCTCATCCGTATGGGCAGTGTAAATGATGCGGTCAGCCTTGCACAATCCGCATTGAATTTGAGAAATTATGACTGTGGCAAAGTTGATCGCGAATTTGGCCCAAAAACGCAAAATGCGGTCTACCAGTTTCAAAAAGATTTTTGGCTGGTTCAAGACGGAATAATCGGGAATGCAACGTGGACTGTGCTTTTGGAAAGGAGATGAGTTAATGGAAGAAAACAAAGTATTCTGGGTGATCGAGAACAACGGGAACAGATGGAACGTGGAAGCGAAGGACATCGTCGATGCTGCGAACAAAGCGGCAAAGGAGATTGATCCGAAGAACATTTTCCAGATCATCGACATTCCCGGCTGAGAATGTGCCTTAAGCCGAAGAAGGCAGAACATATTACCCCACTATGCGGCGGTGGGTTACAATAGCCGCAACACTTTAGGACAAGGAGATAGTTACCATGAATATTTCGGATCTGGGTATTGTAGCAATTCCGGTCATCACAGTGATTGTCTTTCTGATTGCAGAAGCGGTCAAGGCAACTCCTCTTGATGACAAGTGGATTCCGGTGGTCTGCGGGTTTTGCGGTGCTGTGCTGGGTGTTGTCGCTCTGTATGTTATGCCAGACTTCCCGGCTGGGGACATTCTGACCGCAATAGCTATCGGGATCGTGAGCGGACTTGCCGCAACTGGCGCACATCAAGTCTATAAACAGTTGACCAAGAATTAATTCTGAGGCAGAAGCATGAACGAAGGAATTGTCGTGACATGGCAGACTATCATATCCTTTGCGGCAGTTCTCGCCGCATTATTCGCGATAATTCGATACTATAATAAAGGATATGACTGGGTGAAAAGGCAGGAGAAACAGGACAAGGAGATCGCCACCATCAAAACAGAGCAACAGCTTCTGGTCTACGGTGTCCTTGCATGCCTGAAGGGACTGCACGAACAAGGGTGCAACGATGCAGTCACAGAAGCGATTGACAAGATAGAAAAGCACCTGAACGAAAGAGCACACGCATAATCCGTATCAGACGTCCGGTGTCGCCGCACCGGATAGACCAGGCTCCTTCCGGGGGAAACCATGGAAAATCATGAGTATGACGATAAACGCATCCGGGAGGTTATCAGCAAAACGCCAACGTCAACACTATCCGTGATAATCGAAGAATACATCCACAACGCCAGGAACAAGGATATCAGCCGCAGAAAGATATTGGATGATGAGGCATATCGGCTGATCGCCCTGGATCACGGGTTGACGATCCGGCAGTGTAAAAGCATCGTGAGAAAGACCAGAAGAATCATTTATGACCACCTCTGAGAGCGTCCTTCGGGGCGCTCTTTTTTTATTGCCCGAACAATTCCCTTATACAGACCAACAATGCCCTCTGACAACCTCGTCAGGGGGCATCTTTTTTTATACAATTATGGTCGGAAAGAAGGGGATCAGAATGCCGGATGAAGTCGAACGCCTGGTTAACTGCGGGATGAACCTCGCGGATGCCTTTGAGGTTGTCGATGACTTTTTATACGACAGCGACTATCAGGGGCTTACCGATTATATCATGGCCGTAGAGCGTGAGAGCAGAGAAAAGGCGGCTGTGTAATGTGGATTGAATATAATCCAAACCCCAAAAAATTACACGTCGGTGATTGCACGGTGCGGTCGATCTGCGCGGTCACGGGACTGGACTGGCACACGGTACACAAGGCTCTCTGTGATCTATCCGGAGACATGGCAGACATGCCTTCCGCTGACCGCGTTTGGTGGGCTTTGCTGGAACAGATGGGCTTCTCCCGGAAGAAGATGATCGACCGCTGCCCGGAGTGCTACACGGTGGAGCAGTTTGCCTTTGATCATCCAAGAGGCATCTACATTCTCGGCCCGCACGAACATGCGGTGGCTCTCATCGACGGAAACTGGTGGGACAGCTGGGACAGCGGACTGACCGTTCCGACATATTACTTCAGGAGGATTTGACATGGTAGATAACTTTGGAAGATGGTATCCGGATTACCCAGGGCAGCAGCCTTTCCAGGATCCGGCCTACATGCGGGCAATCGGCCAGCAGGTACAGCAGCCGAATCAGGCAGGGACACAAATGCCCTCAGTAAATCAGCAGGACATGACTCCGACGATCCGCACGGAGATCAAACAGGTTGACAGCATCGACGCAATCAGCAGGACGCCTCCCGCGCCCGGAACCACCGGCGCGTACATGACCAAAGACGAGCAGACAATCATCTTCCGGTCAATGTATGCAAACGGGGAGTACAAGGACCGCATTTATGATCAGCGTCCTCCCGCACCGCCCGCGCCGAAGTTTGATCCGACACTGTATGTCCGCAAGGATGAAATTCCGTCCCTGGTGGACGAGGCCCTGGCGGTCAGAATCGCGGCAGCGCAGCAGAAGCAGTCACAGCTCACGAAGGAGGAATCCTGATGGGACTCTTTGATATCTTCGGCGGTCAGCCTCAACAGGCACCGCAGCAGAGACCTCAGATGGATCCGCGCCAGATGCAGCAGGAACTCGGCATGATCAAATCCAATCCCGGGTCATACCTCAAGTCCCGCGGATACGATATTCCGGAAGGAATGACAGATGCCAAGGAAATCACTCAGTACCTTCTCCGCACAAAGCAGGTCGGCATTCCGAGGCTTCAGCAGACCGCCTCTCTGTTTGGCTGGAATCCCGGGAGACGCTGAGTTTACCGAAAGTTACAGTCAAGTTAGCAAAATGCTATATTGATACAGCGCTTTGCTATATTCGGTTGAAATCTTGCACTTTCAAGCGGAATTTGTACCGTAACAATTTTACGGCTCATGTAATTCTCAAGTTAATCACGAGATATAATCAAGTAAAACAGTTTTCGTGACTCAACGAAAATGATCAAGCGGTATCTACCCGTCACAGGTGCACATGCGGCGGTGGATAAATCAACGCCGTATCGAAAAGAGAAGATACGGCCTGACCCCATAATTAGGGGAGAAAGGATAACACAATGGCACTCACAGATGAAGGCTCCGGCAATGGCTTCTACATGCCGGTAGCGCCCGCGTATGGCTACGGTGGGAACGGCGGCGGCTTTGGCTTCGGCGGCGGTGACTGGGCGTGGATTCTGCTCCTGCTCCTGATCGGCGGCAATGGCTGGGGCTTCGGCGGCGGCTTCGGAGGCGGCATGATGTGGCCCATGATGATGGGCGCAGGCATGAACGGCTTCGGCCTGGACTACCTCTACCCGTGGCTCAACAACTCCCAGCACATGTCTGACGGCTTCCGTGACCAGGCGCTTCAGACCAGTATCAACGGCCTGCAGAACAGTGTGACCGCTGGCTTCGGGGATGTCCAGCTCGGCATTGCCGGAATCAACCAGAACATCTGCCAGACCGGCAACGCCATCACCGGCGCGATCAACAACGGCTTTTCAGCCGCGGAGATCGCCGCGAACGGTCGCCAGATGGCCAACATGCAGCAGGGCTTCGGCATTCAGAGCGCGATTCAGGCCGGCACGGCTTCCGCTGCCGCTGGTACCGCTGATCTGAAGTACACCGTGGCACAGGAAGCCTGCAACGACAGAGCGGCTCTGTCTGCAGCGCTCAACACCATCCTGACCCATGTGGATCAGAAGGTCCAGAGCATCAGCGACAAGCTCTGCCAGCTCGAGCTTGACGGCGTGAAGAGCCAGCTGGCCGCAGAGCAGCGCGAGAACGCGAACCTGCGCAGCGATCTCATGTACGCCCGCGGTCAGGCCAGCCAGATCGACCAGACCGCCCAGATCAAGGCCGGTCAGGCCGCAGCTGTCAACAGCCTGGTCTCCGAGCTTCGTTCCTGCCCGATCCCGGCGCAGCCCGTCTACGGCTCTCAGCCGATTTTCACCTGCCCTGGCAACAGCGCGAACACCGGCTGCGGATGCAGTGGCAACACCTTCGGCTTCGCCGCCTGAGAGGGGCGGTGAGTTGAATGGCTGCTGAATATTCTGCAAACGCTCTTCAGACCGTAGCCGCAAACGGACCGGTCATTTTCTCCGAATCCCCCGTCCCGTGCAACCGCGGTTTCATCTTCCACCGGGATGAGAGCGGGCTTTTCCGGCTCGCTTCTCCCCGCGTGCTGGGTGTATCCTGCCGCCCTTGCTGCTGCTGTGTAGCGAATTACCCGGAAGCGGTGTATAGTGTCGCGTTCAACGCGAACATCTCCGTCCCCGGAACTCCCACAGCCGGGACACCCGAGGAAATCCAGCTCGCCATTTTCATTGACGGTGAAGAGGATCCGAGCTCCATCATGAGCTTTACTCCCGCAGCCGTGGATGAATTTGGAAATGTCGGTGCAGACATCCTCGTCTCCGTTCCCTGCATCTGCGGATGCTCTTCCGTATCCGTCAGAAATATCAGCACCCAGCCCGTCAACGTCAGGAACGCCAACATCGTTTTTGACTTCGCCGGGATCAGGCGCTGAGAAAGGAGGAAAAGACCATGGACGAAATGCTGAAAGACCTCCACGAACTGTGCGAGATGTACGGTGAGTGGATCCATGAGGCAAAGGACAAGCTCCGGCGCTCCGGCACATCGGTTTCCCCCGCCGATGCGGACTACCTGGACAAACTGACCCACTCCCTGAAATCCATCAAGACCACCGTGGCCATGATGGAAAGCGAGGATGACGGCGGGTATTCCGGACGCTATCCCATGATGCCCCGGTATGGTTACACCTACGAGGGTGACGGTTCTCGCGGCATGAGCCGTTCCGATGGGTACGGCGGCATGAGCAGAGCCGGTCGGATGAATGCCAAGCGCGACAGCATGGGCCGCTACTCCCGTGACGGTTATTCCTACGCCGACAGCATCGATGGACTCATTGATGAAATGCGCGGCATGATGGGTGACCTTCCGGAGGAAAAACGGCGTGAGGTCGAGCGGTTCGTCAATAAGATGGACCGCATGTAAGGAGGCAGCCGCTTGTGATAACCGAACAGGATTTGCAGGCGGCTATCGCCGAATGCCAGGGCGAACGAAACCCGAACGCGAACACATGCATCAAACTGGCGTCCTTCCTGACTATTCGGGAGCACATGTTCCCGCAGAAAGGGGAGGAGCTGCGGCTGCTGCCGGAGACAAGAGGATATTCCTACGCGCCCGAACCGGAGGAAGCACCGGACGAACCGGTCATCGACTATCATAGCGACACGGAATTCGGCCGGCTGGTCTACGGTAGAAAAGTGCAAGACATCCTGCCCGTCATAGACGAATTGGTGAGCGAAGCAGTTATGGCTACGAACCCGCGCCTGTACAATGCATTCATTCGCAGACTGAAATAAAAAAGCCCTGTCTCTTCTCTCTTTCGGAGTTGAGACAGGGCTTTTCGTTTTGAGCCGTTTGCAGGGCCGCCACGGCGTTTTTATTTCAGACGATAAATTACAGGCCGCAGATAATACACCGCCGTTGCAACGGCTGTATTTTGACGAGGCGGGCTTTCACGGGTGCTGTGACCGAAGGTAACGATAGCAGGCTGATTTGACAGCTTCGACCGACGCCCGGCCCGGGAGAGTCGCTGCAACATCGAACCACTCATAACCGCAGATGAACCGCAAGTAGAATATTGAACTCAGACGCGGGTCCTGAATGCCGGCAATGAAGGATTTGATCTCCGGTTCTGACCGCCTGACCGCTGCCTCACGCCTTTTCACATCCTCTTCCAGATCGGACAGCTTGATTGCCAGGGCTTCCACCTTGCCGTTGCCGGCTGACGGTGCATGGGGCATGCCGTCAATGGATGAGGCCCGCAGGACGGCAGACTGGAAGGCGGCAAGCATCTGGCGTGCGGTATTCAGTTGTATAACCAAATCTGCGTGCGAGTTCAGGTCGTGCAGCGTGATCATACTGACCTCCGGACAAAATACTCAGTCGTTGGTGTCTATCTTCCTGTGCTTCCAAATCCATTGTCTCCGCGATCGGTTTCCGGCAGCTCGTCCACCAGTTCCATATCCGGCGCAAGATACGGCTGGATGATCAGCTGCGCGATCTTGTCGCCCTGGATGAATACATAATCCTGCTTCCCGAAGTTGTAGAGCTTGACGGCAATGCTGCCGGTGTAGTTCTCGTCGATGATCCCGCCGCAGGAAACCACGCTTGCCTTGACGTTCAGGCCGGACTTGCTTTCAATGTGTCCGAAGCAGCCGTGAGGGATCGCGATATGAACGCCGGTGTCGAAGGTGTGGTGGTGTCCAGGCCACAGGACAAAGGCTTCCCGCGTTCTCAGGTCGAGACCGGCGTCGGTCGGGTGTGCGCGTTCCGGCATATATGCCCCGTCATCAAGTTTGACTTTCATGCTCTGATTATACTCCTTTCTTTCGCCGGTGTCATGTATTCAGGAGAACGCGCTCCCGTTCGTGCAGCTGGTCAATCATCAGCCGGAGCGATTCGATCTCCCGGCGAAGCCTGGTTTCCTCCTGCATCTGGATCTGTGTCCGGAGATTGAGATCGTCAATCTTTTTCCGCTGATCCTCCACTACGCGGCGAAGGTGCTGCATCTCCTTATCTTTTTCGGTCATTCTGCTCCTCCTTAATAGTCAACTTTACATCGATCCCGCAGCGAATGAAGTGACACTCACCTGTATTAAGATTTCTGAGAACATGAGCCGGATAGTCAGGCGCCAAATCAGACACAAGATTGGCAATCTCATGTGCTGTGCCATTGATCTCAATCATTGGATGCCTCCTGCCTCAACCAGTCGAGCATAATATCTCGGCACTTCACAGACATCTGTGTTATGTCGATACCTAACTTATCGGCAATCGGACTTAATGCGCAAAAACGCTGTTGTGCCACAAACTCCGCCAGATCCTCATCCGACATCGCGCGGATGCGGTCAGCGTTTGACGGGTGCTTATCCTCACATCCATCAAAATCACACCACCTGCGGATGCCTATCTTCTCGTCCTCTTCCTTGCTCTTTTCGCACATATCAAATTGCGATCTGTAAATGCACCCGTCCATCACTCGCCCTCCTCATACCTGACAGGCCGAATTGTGCTTGCCCAAACCGATACGCCGCATACCGGACAAGTAATGTAGGAACCATACGATACTTCCGACTTCTTGTACTGAAATTTTGAATGACACTCACAGCATTCGACCTCGTAGATCGGCACGGGCTTTTTCTCCATAACAGTCATCACTCACCCTCCTCTGCCTCTTGTCTCAGCCAATTATACACAAAATCCCGTGAATCTGTGTACCGCATCATTTCTTTGTGAATCCACCAATACCAATCCTCTATTTCCTCGTCCGACATAGCGCGGATGCGGTCGGCATTGGTCTTTGGAGGGTCATATCCAAGGCACATAGCAATCTCCCTGTCATGCTTCGCCCCCGTGCAATTTGCGCGACAATTCTTACAGTTCATGTCTGCTCCTCCCTCGGCAGATATGCAATGCACTTACTCGTTCGATAGCGTCTGCCTCTCCCGTCATACTTGCCGTGGCAAAATCCGCATTTTGAGCCGTCTGCTTCATACTCAAAGAATCTACAAGAGCCGCACTTCCCAGCAAGTAGAGTTTCCACACTCCGCAAATCGGTAAAAGGTGCTGTTTCAAACACGATTCTTACATCCTTCTCCAACTGCGGGTTTTCTTCAATTTGATAACCAAGTCCGCGCAAAATCATCCATGTTGTATCAATCGCGTCTGTTATTTTGATGTACTTCATCATCACTCGCCCTCCTCTGCCCTCTTTGCCTCAAAGAACAGGTTCATGATTGCAATAAACGTGTTGCGTTCATCGCCCATCTGTCGATTCCCGTTCCGCTCTTTCCATGTTTTAGAACACTCAGGACAATACAGTGCTGAACCACAACTCCCCCATCCGCTATGAATCAGGTCTGCTGTGTCTTGAATTCTTTTATTTGATAGTTTCTGATGATTTCCACAGCAAGAGCACATTACGTCAATTGTCATGTGTCGCCCTCCTCTGCCTCGTCTTCGACAACTGTTTCAGCTTCTTCCGGCTGAAAAACATTCAAGACCAGGCTGTCATAGTTTGTGTTGGACTTCTGAAATGAGCCGCCAAGAATTTCGTTCAATGAAGTGTTTTTCCCTTTCTCAAGCTTGATTTCTTTTCCGGTTTCCATCGCACGGAATGCGATTTCAAGGAAGATTTCTTTTATTGTTTCTTCACTCATGTACTGCCCTCCTGTTCCATGCTTGCGCTGCGGTCTTCTCCGCTTCTTTTTCTCCCATTGTGCAGACTCTCCAATCGTCTTCATCTTTTCCCCACATGGAAGCACCGCATCCACTGCAATGTACATATTTCTGCCCCAAATAGTTTTGAGCCATGTACGGGGCATCGCCGCAAAACGGACACGGTTTCAGTTTAATCGGTTCCATCTATCACACCACCTTTGTGTAGTATTTGTTCGGATAATCTTTGATCGAGCACTTTCTGAGCAGACCGTCGCTGCGATAGGTCAGAAACTTCCGCTGCGGCGTGCCGGCTACCGTGCATTCGAGCCACTGGTGGACACCGTGCCGGTCATTGCCGTGGAGGTTCACTCTGCTGCCGATCTCCAAGGCCCTGACTTCTTCAACGCTGATCTCATACTCGGTCTTCGGCAGCATGTGCTCCATCGGCCTTTTCATTTCGGCATCCTCCGGTATTCCTTAACCGAATGCTCTTTCCGGTATTTCTCCATGCAGGAGGGTTTGCAGAACCAGAGCGTCTTTCCCTTCCCGGCAGGCCGAATCTTGTACTGATATGCTCCCGGATCGTGGGTGATGATCATTTTTCCACACTTAGCGCAGAAGCGCTCCGGAGGATTATACGTCTTCATTGGTTTTGTCATTGTTGGCTCCTTTTTCCGGATACAACATACTGCCTGGTGAGTTCCGGCCTGAACTTCCGCTTACAGATCTCGCAGCAATCTTTTTTCTGAGTGGTTGGGTTTCCAGGATAAGGTTTCACCGCAAACACTTCGCTGTAGTGTTTTGCACAAACATCACACATGGTTAGTATGTGTGCCATTTCTCGTCCCTCCCTTCAAATTCGATTTGATTTTTTCAATTCTCCGCTGCTTAACCTCAGGATTCCAGCCACAGTGATCACAGTCATAGGAGCAGTTTACAGTGGGGTAAAAAACCGTGTCCTTATGCAATACCTCGTTCCAAGCCGAATACACACATGGTGCCCTGCTCTCTCTTTTCTTCCGTCTTTCTTCTGCCTCTGATGCATAGTCGTTACTTGGCATTTCACACCTCCTCGTCAAGATAATTCCGTCCGAATTCTTTACGCCAGTCTTCCATTGACCAGCCGTTTTCCTCCATGGCCTTGCGCTGTGCCCATTGCTTGAGCATGATCTGCGTCTCCTGGCAGCGGTGCGCTGACTTTGGTCCTTCCCGGTGGCATCGCTTTCCGCAGAGGTAAACGACAAGACCGTATTTCTCTGACTTCTTCCGGAGTGCGGTACCGGGAAAACAATGGTGAATCTCCAATGGATCCCCGGCACCGTTCCGACCGCAGAGAAAGCATCTCTGCTCATCCATGCTGTTTTTTCCTCTTGTGTGCTTTGGCATTCGGGCAGGTTGCCCAGTGCGGAATTCTGCCGACGTTTGTCATGTCATCCAGAGGGCCGTCAAACTCGCAGCTCACAACATCTCCCTCCTGGGTGACAACCTTGCCCCGGGCCTTGAACTTTGCCCAGAAGGGGACGAGGGAGGGATCGCAGGGCATATCTTTGCCGGCCTTTGTTTTCACCCATACGATTGGAGCGCCGCAGGATCTACATCTCGCCATCTTCCTCACCCCTTCCATACAGTTCGGGATTTCCGTACAGGCCGGAATCTTCCTTCAGCAGCTTCGCCTCCTCGGAACTTATTTTGTAGTCGAGCATGGAGAGCCAGCGGTAAATCAGTTCCAGCTTCCAGTTTTTCTGATAGCATGGAAAGCCTGATCTGGTACCCCACGCACAGGAGATCGGGTTGTCACCGAACACGGCGTACACCAGCTTGGGCCAGTCATCCGCGGGGATCTTGTCGATGCCGGCACAGAACTTTTCCTCACGGTCCGGGATGTAGCCGGTGTCTGTGATACCAGCCAGCCGGTAAAGCGTCGTCCTGTCCGAGGAGCTGTAGGAAAGAGCGTTGTAGCATCCGGCAAGCACCGCGCCGTACAGCACCTGCGGCTCGTTTTTTCTGGTGACGGTGAAATCCTCAATGAACTTCTTCCGAAGATTGTGCGCGTCGGTAGCCATGCTTTCAATTTTGCCCCACGCGGCCTTGACCGCCTTGTCCTTTTCGATTTCTTCCGGAGAACGCTTCACCGGAGGCGCTTTCTTATGCTCATGGTAGAGACGGAGCTGGTTGAACTCGTAGGGGCCGGAACCCAGCCAGTAGAACACGGGTTCTTCCGCGATGCCTTCCTTCGGCAGGTTGCCGGGCTCGCCCCATTTTTCCAGATAGAGGGTGCCGCCGATCTGGTCATAACTGCTGCTCCAGCGCTCGCTGTCCTTGATCTTCTTCGCGTGTAGCTTCTTCAGCCATTCCTTCACCTTCGGCAGATTCCGTTCAACAGCCTGCTTTTGAACAGCCTTCTGGACAGCCATATCGAAATCATTGGTGCCAATCTTGTCCAGGCATTCGTTTCGGACGTCAATATCATCGATCTGGGCAAGCTTGTCAAAGTCCATCAGGGAGATCTGCCGGGTGGAAACCTCCCTGAGTTTGGCCTGATCCAGCTCGGCCATCTTCAGCCGGCGCCGGACGGTGGTTTCGGAAAAGCCGGTACGGTTGACAATCGTCTGGACGCTGTGGCCCATGTCCAGCATCATCTGGAATCCCTGCGCCTGCTCATAGACGGTGAGGTCCGAGCGCTGCATGTTCTCAATCAGCATGGTTTCCTGCTGCTGTCCCTGAGACATGAGGACAATGCTGCATGGGACGGTTTCCTCTCCGGCCATTGTTGCCGCAGCCAGGCGGCGGTGGCCGATCACAACCACATAGAGATCGCTGTCTTCCGCGGATTCCTCTCCGTACTCTCTTCCGGTCAGCTTCGGAACGCAGGCGATGGGAACGACCGTGAGGTTCTGGAGAATTCCGTTTCCCTTGATGCTCTCAGCCAGCTCCGTCAAATCCCCGAGGTCTTTTCGTGGATTGAGCGGATGCGGACGCAGGTGATCAATCGGTATATACTGAATATCTGCCATGGTTTACTCCTCCTCCGGTACATCATATGGAAGAACCTCGCGGGGCTTGCTTCCCTGATACGGGCCAACAACCCCTTCATCTTCCAGCCGTTTCATCAGACGGCCAGCTTTGGAATAGCCGATGTTCAGCCGGCGCTGAAGGAGCGTGAACGAAGCTTTGTTCTCCTGCCGGACCAGAAGCTTTGCAGCTTCGAACAGATCATCATCAAGGTCTTCCTCATCGTCGGCATCATCGATGTCGCCCGGATCATGGTCATCGTCAAACTCTTCCTCGAGATCTGTCTCCTCGTCCTCGTCATATTCTGCCTCGTCCTCGTCAATGACCGGAAGCTGTGACTTCTGGAGCAGTTCCTTCTCGATGACCTCTCGGAAGAAATACTGCAGCCAGTAATCAGAGATCTTCAGATAGATGTTTTTGAACTTATTGCGCAGAGCCTCGGAGATCGTGAAGGTGCCGTTGATCTTGGAGGACACTTCACCGTCCTTGCGATAGAAGACCAAGGACGCATCCGGAGAGATGTAATCCTTTGTTTCTGCCATTTCTAGCATGGTCATCTGCTGATCCATGCCGCCGAGCGGTTTCAGCGTCAGGGTGATCGGGTAGCGATCGTGCCGGAGGCGGAAGGTCAGATCGTGTTCCTCACACAGCCCGTCCAGCTTTTTCTTCTGTGCTTCATACTTTGCGATTTCGCTCATTGTTTTTACTCCTTTCTCAGTCGAGGATCAGCAGCATGTCGTTCCAAGATTTGCTGATCCGATATGGTTGTAAATCTTTCTCGGTCACATACTTGTGTCCGAACTTCTCCTTCATGTTGGTCCAGTCAGACCAGGGGATGCGGTAGACACCGCCATTCTTAAAACCAGCGAGGACATAGCAGCGGGCACCGAGAGCGGAAGCCCTGTCCATGTAATAGGCCTGATCATCACTCACCCTGTCCTGTGTCAGACGGTCCGTGCCGGTGTATTTCGCCTCGAAGATCACCGTGCGGCCTCCTTTGATGGTACCCTTGTAATCGGGCTGTGCACGCTTGGTAAAGCAGCCGATGAAGCGGGTATTCTCGAGGCGCTTGATGATCTTGAACGGTTCCGGGGTCTTATCGATCTGGGCATAGCCCTTCTCACTGTAATAGGCGAACGTCCGGTCAAGCACCGCTTCGAACAGCTGACCCTCTGCCCGGTTCTTCCGGCCCTGCTGCTGCCGGGCCGGATTCGGGACTGGGAGTGGGGGAAGCTTGCTCATCTGATACCCCCTATTCCATGAATGACATACCGCATTTGTCACAGCGGAAATGCTTGTGCCCGTTGTACTTGCTGACTGATACCGTGCCGGGAGCGCCGCAGTTGGGGCAGGCGAAGTCCCTCAGATCGGGCGTGGCGTACTCCTTGATTTCATCGTCTTGGACAAAGCGCTGACCGCACCAGTGGCACTGCTCGGTGTCGTAGGGCATCTCTCCGCAGACGGGGCACACCGGGATTATGCCGTAGCCATCGTTCACGATAGGCAGTTTGATCGGTTCACGTTCGGCGTAGATGGCCCACAGATCAGCGCGGCGTCGCTCAACAGCTTCCTCATGCTCGCGCTCGGCGCGTTCATGCTCGGCCCTGTCCCAATAGGCCGTGCAGGCTTTATGCTCAGCGGTTATTGGCAGGTTCCATCCGCGCATAGAGCAATGGTAGGCGTTGATATCATAGTTCCCGCGCGGGAAGCCGTCGTTATTGCTGGTGAATCGAACACACTCGCCGCAGGTCTTCCCGATGATTTCCTCCGGGTAGATAAAAACATCGTCCCGGTTATGGCGCTCGGTGTTTTCCGGGATGCCGGCACCAAAGTCAATTTCAGACGAGCGCCTCATTGTCAATCCCATTTACATCCTCCTCATAAAAAGTAAATTCCAGATACATGGTTTTCTTGGCGTGGTTTGTAGCGCATCCGGACATGCGACAATCACCATTGATGAAGTGCCTCAGTATATCTGCCGTCAGACTTTCACCAAAAGTGTGTGGATATGGTTTCGCTTCCTGTTCCGCCACAAAGGCGATCAGGCCGGCTTGAAGCTGTTTGTCTAGTTCTCCGAAAAAGCTCATTCACCGGCCCTCCAAAACTTTGTACGTGTTCCGATCTCCCATGTGTCCCTGAGCGAAATCCCGTCGCGCTCGAAGGAAGCGTAGACGAAATCGCTTGAGATCGGCGGATGCTCCTGACGGGCCTTCCGGATCAGCTTGATCTGCTGCATAAACTGATTCTTATTCAGAGCAGGAGTCCCGACAGACTGTCGGGATCCTGTATAGCATTTGCTGGCTTTCGGCATGTTTTCTCCTTTCAAGTTGTTCCTGGCAACTCTGGCTGAAAGCCGGAGCTGATCATTTTTTCATAGAGCGTTTTCTCTCCGGAAACCAGGTACGGAAGAAATACCTGCTGCATTGATGCCTGCTCGGTTTCCACAAGCGCAAGCTGCGCTGCAATCCAGTCCTTGACGTTTCTCCATGCAATTCGCTCGGCCTGGACGGAATCACATTTGATCCCGTCTTTTTTCATGACATTTGCTACGCCATCCGGCTTCGCATCGATCTTGAATCCGGCAAGTGATCCGTTTATCAGAAGGCCAAACGAGACGGATTCAACACGACCGTCATCAGAGTAATCCATTATGACTTTACGCGCACCGTGCTGAGCAAGCAGCCCTTGGATTTCCCCGACAGTCTGCACGGCCGGAATTTTGGTAGTGTAGTTTTTTATTGGCATTAATATCTTCCTTTCAAGTTGCGGACATCAGAGCGGGGAGCTTCTGCGTCGGCTCGGCCAGGTAGAAGTCGGCATTAGCCATGACTGCAGAATAGGCTTTCTCGCCGGATCCCTTGCTATCGTCGCCGTGGAAGCTGTCAACGACCGCCTGCTCCATGTCGTTCATATCCTTGTATTTGGCCTTGCCGTACCGCGGAGGCAGCCAGCCTTTTTTCTGAGAGGCGTAGATATTCAGGCGGTCAACCATCTTCATCGTCTCCGGATAGAACTTGATGTGCGTGGTGCCTTTCTTGTAAATGTCGATGGCGAAATACTTCAACTGAATATTCCGCGTCTGACCGCTCTGCTTCGCGCACTCAAGGCGGGCGTTCAGGTCGTATCCCTCCGGTCCCTCGCCGCCGAGGTAGTCAAAAGACTTCTCCAGATCTGAAAGCACATTAAACGCTTTGTATGTGTCCATATAATCCGCCCCATATCCCCAGGTGTCGCGGAACATGTTTTCCGGGACGATGCACTTTTTTCCGACCTTGTGGGCTTTGTTGGTGGCCCATCCGTTGTAATAGTGCCGGTTGTTCTTACACTCCGGAAACCAGCTGTGTTCAATCGTCAGCTTGTCGAACAGGCCCATGATGGAGTCCTCTACGCCCTGGGTCATTTCCGCGTTCATCTCGATCATGATCTGCTTGATATTGAAAGCGGAGAACTCATAGTCTGCCATCCGGTCGACCTGCTTCTCGTACCGTTCCCGGAGATTGCTGGTCAGACGCCCGACAAACTTCTCGTTTTTGAACAGCGCCCGCCAGTATTTCAGCCGAACCGTCCGCATGTACCGCTGCTGGTCGAATCCGCTTGCCCCTCTGTCACCGGAAACGGTCAGCGTCAGGATCGGCGCTCTGTACTTATCCTGTGGAGACAGATCTGTGTAGATGTACGGGACAAGCGCCCGGTATTCCTTCACAAATTCCATCGTCGCGGCAACCTCGGTGTTGTACAGCTGAATCGCCTGGTCGATGTAGTCACCGGCGACAAGGGCCTTGATCTCAGGATCAGGAGGGGGAGCAAACTCTTCAACGGCTTTCTTCATGCGCTTCCAGATTTCGCTTTCGTGCTTCGCCTCCGGGATGTGTACCCGGACAATGGCTGCATCGACGGAAGCAAAACGCTCCGCATCCCGGAATGCGTCATCCACAAAGGTGATCTCTGCATTCAGGTTCTGCAGCATTCTTACCAAAACCTGCCGCATGTCCGTGTACGGGTTTCTCAGCGTTTCGGCATTCAACAGGCAGATCACAAGCCCGCCGTCCCGCTGCATGTTCAGCGCTTTGAGCAGGTGCTTCGCGCCGTCCTGAAACGGCGGATTCATGAGAATCAGGTCATAGTGCTTCATGGACGAGTAGGTCAGGAAATCGTCGTGAACCACATGGAGCTTTGTTTTATCGATCAGGTCATACTCCCCGGTGTGATAGCCTTTCTCATTTATGATCGCCTGCTTCTTTTCGTCCGAGAAATTGTACTGAAGGATCTGCCGCAGGTAAGGATCGATCTCACAGCAGTCAACATCAATCTCACGGTGCCGGTAGCATGCATGATTCTTCCGGGCAATCGCCGAAACCAAGTCTCCCTTGCCGGCTGACGGCTCCAAGACGGTGGACACAAAGTTCATGTCCAGACCTTCAAGCATCTTTTCCGCGAGGGATGCCGGAGTCGGGTAGAACTGATCGTTTCCCTGAGTGGTGGTCATATCTGTTGTCTTCATGTCACATCCTCCGGGCAAACAGGGAAGTAGAAGATCGGATTCTCACAAAGCCACATGCGGGTGTCGGCGGCAAGCGCGTCCTGTTCGTTTGAATACCGGGCAAGCGTGACCGGCCTGTCGTTTTCCACGGTGGCGGTGATAATCCAGTGATCATCCGATTTCTTTTCCACTGTGGTCCGGATGATCCGGTTGATCGGGATGGTGATATTCAAATCCTGCGTTTTGACTACGTTCATGCTTTCCACCTCACTTTCCCATCCACCAGTATTTCGTATACGGTCCTGTGAACAGCTCATTCCGGGCGATAATCTTTGTTCCCTCTCGGACGAAGAAGGTCAGCGCCGTGGTGTAGTCATCCGGATACTCACCGGAGAGGAATGCGCGGGAGATCTCCCGGGCAAGCTCTGTGTCCTGCGGCCTCACGGCATGGCCTACCACCTTGCCTTCCCAGGCGTTCGACTTTTCAAGGATCTCCTGCGGCGTTCTGCCGAACTCGGTGGTGTTCTTGGCATACCTGGCACAGAAGACCCAGCCGATGGTGTACAGGCCCTCCTGGGTGACGCTGTAGTCCATGGCGTAAGTGGCGATTACCTGGGCCATCGGTACGGCAAGACCTTCAACCGCGGCTTCAAACGATGCGTCGCCGGTCAAAAACTGTGCGGCTTTCTGCTCCTGCTCCATCTGGTCAAGGTAACGCTGGAAGTCCTGCCGGAGCTGGGAGGTGACCTCGGCGGTCACGCGCTCCGCGGTGTTGTGCCGGACAATCACGCCGGTGACGATGCAGCCGATCATCATGGATGCGGCCCAGACAAAGATCACGATCAGCGTGAGGCCGTTTTTGATCTTGAAGTCCCGGAACCAGTCCTGCGGATCGAATCTCGGCGGCGTCTGCCTGGGCGGGGGAGTGGGTTCGTCCTGGGCGGCCCAGACGGGGACAAGTGCTTTGAAGTTATCTGCTGTCATGTTGATCATCCTTTCAGTAAGTTTGTCAGTAAGTTTGTATTTGATCAGTTCATCTTCATTTTGTCCGCGAGGCCGGATATCAGTGGAACCGACCTCACGGAATCAAGTTTGTGCTGCGTGCCGGCTGAGATCATCCGGCCTTCCTGGGCACGGCGGGACATGGTTTCGTACACCATCCGGAAGTTTGCCCGCAGCGCGTCCACGTTCTCGGACTCACAGATCTGCTGCCATCCGATGCGGCGAACGGTTTCCGCCGTGACCTCATCCATGGACGTGAGGGCGGCTTCCCGATGCATGTAGCCGTAGCGGCCTATGGCTTTCTGCACCTGCTCCCAGCCGTCAGCCCACGTGGGCGGCAGGCCGTTCACAACAATGTCGGCTTCCTGCCGGATATCCGCTATTGTCGGCGGCTGCGTCTTGGTGTCGATCCAGCGGTTCACTACCGCTGACATAACCTCAAAGGAAATGTCGCGGAGCTTTTTGAACCAGATATCCATTGCCGCAGAAGTAGGAAACAGGTTCGCCCAGGGGTACGCAGTTTGAATTGCGGCTGCGATCACTGCAAACTGTTCACGGTTCATTGCTTTCGCTCCATTTCTTCATCATGTCGTAGGTGCTCTGCATCTCTCGTGCCTTCTTTGTCTCCGGCTGCTTCTTCGCCCGGTTGTCATAGTTCCCGTTGACAACCTTCGGGAAGTTGTTGGGACGGACGAACCAGTCAAAGGTGATACGCCAGTCTGCGTTTGTTCTGCCCATCAGGAAATCACTCGCCCTGACCATCTCCACCGCTTCCAGCACTGAGCCGATTCCGTACTCACGGATCCGAGTCCGGAGCATCTGGCCGGTCTTTGTGGTTGACGGGGGAACCTTCCGAAGCACCTGGACACCAAGCGAATTCCACGCCTCGACTACATCCTGGACGTCTTGTGGGCGACATTGTTGCACTTGTGTGCGACAAACACTTTCGTCAGAAAGTGTTCCTTTTTCTTTCTCTATCTCTTCCTCTGACTCTGTATCTGTCTCTATATCTGTATCTATATCTATCTCTTGGGTATTTTTTACCTCGGGCGGGGTAAATTTTACCCCGGACCCGATTTGAGGAAGATCTTGCTTCATCTCGCGCTTCCGCTTTGCCTGGTAAGTCTCGCTGTCAAGAAGCTCTGCAACCTGCCGTAAAAACAGGGTTTTATCGTCGAAAACCTCAACCATTCCGAGTTCGATAAAGATTTTCAGCGCAGAGCGGACGATATCCACATTCGTTCTGGTAACGCTGGCAAGCATCGTTTCTGAATAAGGGATCGTGTCAGAAAAGCGGAGCGCTCCTTCATGATCAACGCTTTCGAGCATGAGCTTGAGATAGAACAGAACATAGTCTTTGCCGTTCGGCATATCCTCAACAATGGAAATGTCGTGGCGCTTGAAGAAGTCTTTGTGGAGCTTCAGCCAGTAGTAACGCTCTGAATCTCTCGCTGCCATCCGTCACGCCTCCGATCAGAACGGAAGTTCATCGTCATCGTCCAGCTCTTCAAACGTAGGCTGCACGTCAGGGGGAGGCGGTTCCTTCCTCGGTGCGTACTGACCTTGCTGGGCGTAATAGCCTCCGCCCTGGCTCTGGCTGTCGGACTTGCTGCCGCCGAAATAGGAGTGGTCAACCTGAATCTCCCAGTTCCGGCGTTTGTTGCCCTGGTTGTCGGTCCAGTCACGGGACTGCATCCTGCCTGTGACGATGATCATGTCACCCTTGTGGAAATACTTGCTGACGAACTCGCCGCCCTGTCTCCATGCGACACAATCAAACCAGTCGACCTCACGCTGCTGGCCCTGTGCGGCGAAGTCACGCTCCACCGCAACGGTAAACGAGGCAACAGAAACGCCGGTCTGCGTGGTGCGCAGTTCCGGATCCTTGGAGAGCCGGCCTGCAATGGAAATTGAGTTAAGCATCGGCACGCTCCATCTCTGAACGCTGCGCCATCAGTTCATCTATTTTGGTCTTGAGGTCGTAGTTTTCACCTTTCAGACGTGCGTTCTCTTCCTTGACGGCCTTGATCTCGGTTTCCCTGGCATACTTGTCCTTTTCGGCGGCTTTGATCGCCGCCTCCCTGGTGGCGTTGTTGGCCGTCAGCATGCGGTATTCATCCAGCGTGATGGTCACGGTGATCTCGCCGGGAGCAATGAAATTTTTGAAATTGCTGTCGTATTGACCGATCTTCTTTTCCAGAATGTTTCCGGCCAGCCTGCTGTTATCGTCCATTGGTTTCTCCTTTCAGTGATTCCCACCAACCGGCCCGGTCGGGCGTGTCGGTGTCGATGTTCAGTTCCTGGGCGACGGTAATCGCCCCTTCGATCAGGTGCGACATTTCCTTTGTGTCCATGTCGCGGGTCTGCTTGTAAACCAGATAGCACTTATACGGCCTTCCGTCCTGCTCCAGTTCCTTGTACATGCGGGTGTAGGGATAAATGTCATCCACATCCACGGCTGCCGGCAGCATGAAGCCGATAATCTGATTGTCCTCGTCCCGGGCATAACTGCCGTATTGGGTGACAAGATCGATCTTGACTTCCTCATCCGAGAGGCCGCGAGCTACGGCGATTTGATTCACAAGCACATGAAAATAGGCGTTGGCATTATTGCTGCGCTTGCGCTTCCACTCCTTGATGCTGATCTCCAACTCCGCTTCCTTGAGGGCTTCATAGCCCTCGCGGAAGTCGGTGTCGAGCTCGAGCGTGATGCGCTGCTTCCCGCCGAAGCTCAGGGAGTAGTCAAGAATTCTGCCCTTCATACGGCCCAGTGCTCTTTGTACAGGTCCATCAGACCGGCGCTCTCGAGAAAGTCCACAAACTCGGCGATCACGTCCCAAGCGTTCCGGGATTCCTCCGGCGTGTATTGCTCGATGTAGATGTCATTCCCGTCCGACACAAGGTAGAGGAACTTACGCGCCTCCGGGACAAGGTAGAAATAGAACGGGTGCTGCGAGCAGCCGAGATAGCTGCCGGCGAGGTCCAGAGAGCCGAAGGATTTGTTCTTGAATTTGATGTCATAGATTACGCCTTCCCGTAATGCGTCGAGCACTCCGTGAATTTCAAACTCAATCCCTTTGACGGTGATCGGCCTGTGGATCCGAACCTGAAACTGTGCGTCCTTCAGGAGTGAGCCGAATTCGGAGGCGGCGCGGTACCACTTCGGATAGACATAATGGCCCATCTCTTCACCGTCGCCATAGGAAGACGGATTGATCTGTCCTGAGCCTTCCCATTCCGGCTTGAACGTTCCGGTTGCGATATCCGTCACAAGCTTCTCAAAGTCGATGCCGTTCTGGATGCTCTGCGCCTGATCCTCAGACAGGAGCGGCGGCTCTCTCCGGAGAGCGCGGAGGAAGTCCTCGTATGCGGATTCCTCCTGACCCTCCCAGCAGTCGAAGGTGTAATACCACGCCTCGATCAGAGATTTGGTGATTTCATAACGGGCCACAATCAGCCCTCCTTCTGGATCTTAATGAATCCGCCAACGGATTTGTTGTACTTCAGGCCGAGGCTCTTCGCCTTGTCATTCAGCATCTTGGAGGATTCCTTCTTACTGGTGGAGGCGTGGCTGAGTGCCTGGATGTCGTTCATGACCTTCAGAGCGCTGTCGGCATCGGTGATGGTATCTACCATCTGACGCACGGTTTCCATCACGCGTTCGTACTGCTCCTTGACCGGAGCATAGGCCTCCGCTTCTGCGGCGATGTTGGCCTTGGCCTTCTCAAAGAGCTTGGTGATAAAGTCATTGGTGTCGGTCGGGCCGAGCTCCGGAATGACGATCTGCCCCTTGATTCCGTGGCAGCCCTTGGCAAAAAACTCCTGATCAGGCGTGAAGCTGATCACACGCTTGTCACCGATCATCTGGATGTAGCCGCCGAAGTCACAGGGCGTCCAGACAATATTCTTGGCTGCGCCCTCGCACATCAGCCGAACCTGGACGTTACCGTCTTTATCTGTCTGCTCCATGCTGTGGAACACATAGATCAGGTTCTTGTTGAGGGTGTCTCTGACATAGCCGGTGAAGCGGCTGAATTCCTGCTTCACAGCGCCGAATCCCTTCAAACTGATTGCACCGTTCTTCTGCTTATTCACCTTCGGGTCAGCCCTCATTGCCCAATCCTGCAGATAGGTGATGAAGCTGCCGCCAGTATCGACAACGATGGTCTGGAAATCCTTCATAACAGGCGATTCCAGATCGGTAAGAACATCTTCGTAGGTATCGCAAAAGATAGAAGTTTTGCGGTGCTGCGTCCGGACACGGCTCATGCCGCGGTCGAAGTCGATCAGGACAGGATCCGGAGCGGACAGGGCAAGGGTGGTCTTGCCAACGCCGGGGGAACCGTAGATGATCATGCTGAATTTCTTGTTATCAAAGGACATGTTCTCAGGGGTGACTAACATTTGTTGTTTTCTCCTTTCAGTTTTCCTTCGTGTAGGTTTTGCCGGCAAGCTGGAACAGCTTCACCAGCTCGTTTGTGAGTTGTGTGATCTCTTCATCGGAAAGCCCAAGAAGATCCTTGCCTTCATCGGTCCAACCTTCCTTCATGATCACGATCGTTCCGACAATAGGGGAACCGTGCGACTGGGTACCATAGAGGATGCTTCCTACGGTGTTCTCTGGCAGCTTTTTGATCAGGCCTTCATCGTCGACAATCATGACATAGGGGCTTTTCAGTCCACTAGGACGGACGATTTCAATCCATCCGTCGACAGCCTCGCCAATGGTTTTGTATAGCGGTGCGCCGAAATCGCGGACTGTGAGATGATTCTCGGTGCTGATAACAATGCCTTTCATTTACTGCCCTTCTTTCTGATCTGGCTTGCCTCAATGGCAAAGTGCTTCCAGTGCTGGGAAAAGCGGGAGGGGCCGACCCGCCCTTTGTTCATGACCATGCTCGGCTTGTTATAGCCGGTGACGCCGCGCCGGTCGAGCTGGGCCTTGGCCATCATTCGGGCGAGGCGGCGGGGGAAAATGCGCTTTTCTTCCATAGGTACTCCTTTCATTCATCCGGGAAACAGGCTTCCGTCTCCCACGCATCCTCTTCGGAGATACAGTTCTCACAGCCGAGGATGTTGTCTGTAAAAACTTCCCGGTAGACATGCTCACATTCGGAACCGCACACCGGGCAGTGCGGGTAGATCGCGTCCGGAGGATCCAGCATGTAATCTTTCAGAGGCTTCACGGGTCATCACTCCTTCCGCTGATGTAAGCCAAGACCTGGTCAAGAATCCAGTCCTGCACGGACTTGAATCCGTCCTGCCGGATCTGTCCGATCAGTTTCTTGTAGGTTTCCCCGTCCATCCGGCAGTAA